GATCTGCGGTTAAAGTTAAGCCTGTATCAATGCTTTGGTCTGTTACTACGGCTGTTGATGCTAATGTCATTACTTCATCTTCTACAATAAGCGAAGAACCGTTGTTAACATTATTTGATGTTGCAACCATATACAATTGACTGTCGTTCATTACTCGAATTGTGCCAATCGTCATGTAAAATAAAAAGTCGTTAAATGGATCAAAGTACCCAGAAGCATTACTTCCTTCATCAACCCCATCAAATCCCCCATCTGATTCTATTGCATATTTATTTGTACCTATAAAAGTTTCACTATACGTAAGAGATTGTATTTCGCTTCTATCTGTAGGTGATGATGCTTTTATATAGATAACACTATCGCCAGAATATTGCAATTGTATATCTTTAATAGTCGTAACGCTACTAAGGTCGTTACTGCTATCTACAAAGGTCATATGCCCTATTAATTGAAAGTTACTATAAACACCCGCATTGCCAATTGCTCTATAGAAATTGATGCCTGTAATGCGTTTATTTAAATTATTTATATCTGCAATTTCTACTTCAAGCTCTAATATATGTTTTTGGATATCGTTTTCATCTAAGACCAATTCATCGCTCTTATCAAATAAACTTTCTTGTACGCCATCGTACACAGCCGTGCAGTTATATTTTACGGTATCTCCACTTCGTAAAAGTGTATCCGCTTTATATTTGCGTTTTAACGATACTTTAAAAGGATTATTTAAGGTGTTTACATATCCGTACCAGTTTGGCGAAATTGTCACCGAACTATTAAACATACTTCTATCTATATAGCCAAGCCATAACCCTTTAGACTCAGTGTTTGACACTTTGCCAATTGCTCCAGGAATAAAACGAACTGTATCACCACTGGGTACAATTGGGTTTTTATCGGTTTGATGATAGATTACAGGCGTTGAACTTGCATTGGTTGCAGATATTTCTGGAAAATTGTATTTAGAATTAAGATCAGTCCAACCGTAATTCAGAGATCCTGTACCCGCCCATGTATTTGATGCCCAGCCAATATCTGTAATTCTATTTAAAGCAGATTTAGGGTTGTTTGATGTATCTGTATATTCAATACCATATGCTTGAATATATCCTTTTGCGTGTTCAAAAAACTGGTTTCCACTACCAGTACCAGTTACCACATCATCTATACAAGTTGGGTTCCATCCTTTATAAGTATCTGGTGAATTAGTATTTAATCCTAATACTGTTTTACTTGCATCTACTCGATAAACAATACCATGAGCCATTCCGCTACCATAGGATCCACTATCATTTGTACAGACCATTAAATATTTTGTACCACTGGGATGTCTATAAGCGTTTTTTATTGCCGTAATTACAGTCGAGGTTGTAAAGGTGCTATGAACAGATGCCCAACTTAAAATTACAGTAGCATCGTTATGAGTGCTATACTGTAAATATTTTTCAGCTCCTTTCTGGTAGTATTTAACAATAGATTCATTTTTATTACTGTTTTCACCAAAATCCATTTTGGTCATAAGTAATAGCTCTTCAGCGATTGCACCAGTATTTGCCCAACTGGCTGAACCATTATTTAAATCTATGTAATGAAATTTATGATTAGAGCTACTTGATTCTCCTAAAACTAAATATTCTTTGCTTCCACTTACTGTATTAACAATAGAAGTAAGACCTCGCCAAGTATACCCAGATGTATTAGAAGGTACTCCACTTACCTCATTAATTCCACTTGAAGTAATTTTAAATAAAGTTTCATCTGGAATTAATAAATATAAATCCCCTGTATTTGCTTGATAAAAATATGCTTTATTTGTATCAGGGTTATAATCATTATTACCCCAATCAGACTCTGATGGATCGTGTCCATCAATTGCCGTTTCCGTAATTGTGCCATTAGCTTCTACAGTATACTTAACAATAGCGTTGTAGTGTTGACCACTATTTAATGCTGAATAGTATACATATATAGCATTATTAAAATTGACCATAGTGACAACTTTAAATGTAGAATACGCCTTAAACTGATTGTATAACGTAGTATTTAATTCAGCAGTTGTAGAACCTACAGTAAATTTTATTCTACCATCACTACCAGAATCGTAGCTATACATACACAATACTTTACCATTTAAGGCAAGTAAGGCAATGTTAGTAAAACTGGATATCCCACCAGAGGCATTTGCATCAACAGTAAGATGCGTTGCGTGTTTACCACCATAAGAGACATCTCGACAACCACTATCTTGAGCCGTAGCAAAAAAACTACCACCCCAGGCTGTAGCACTATCTGTATTAATAAAATGCTGATTACCAGTTTTATAATCTATTGTATCATAATTATCTGTATTTGCAATTGCTCCAGCAGAAGGTTCAGTGGCATTATCTTTTACATCTGTAATCAAGATATAATCATCTTCAATTAAACCACTATCACCATTTGTTGTAAATATTGCTATTTCATCTTCAATCTGTAAATGATCTGTGACTGCGGGTGCATCTGGATCATACCAAAATAATTTAACTTGCTTTGTACTACTATCGATTAAAACTAAGATATATCTATGTTTTGTTGCTCCCAGCTTATCTGATATAAACGTAAATACGTTATAGACTACAAAAGAGCGTGATAATTCTGAATTAACCTCACCTAATAAAAACGTAGGTACATTAGCGGGTTGACCAGCTCCAAAGGTTTTTTCCAGCTTCCCATCACGAATACGGAGATTCTCCATGTTTTGAGCAATATGTTCTGGTAGATCTTCTATATCTACATTAGTGATTACCCCACCAAAATCTGATATGTCAATAAATTCTGCCATTAAAGCGATGTATTCGGATAAATAGGATCAACTAAGCTATTTGAAGAGCTATAATCAAATGGCAAACCTTCACCAACCACCTGGGTAGCTGGATTCTGGTTATATTTACCAAGTATACCGTATGCTCTTTGTTCTGCATCCTGTTTCCGTGCTTGGTTATTTGACAGTCTCCAAAGCTCTGCTTCAGCCAGTTCTACTAAAGCATCGTGAAAGATAGCGTTTAAATCACTGTTTACACCACTTGCAAGAGCTGTTGGCTCTTTAATAAAGTAACAATCCACGTTTGCGGTTGTGTTATAAATATAAATTCTGTTTTTAAAGATAAAATACACTGGTTCTGTAGAACTAAAGCCCACATATCCTGTAGTAAAATCTTTGACCATATCAAATGATATCTTCCGTACAAATTGATTATTAACTACTCTAATACCAATAACGCCTAATGCACCACCAAAGGGGGTAGAGTCAAGCGTAGCACTATTGGGTATAAAATACCTTTTAAAATGCGTGTCTACTTCCGTATCTGTTGATAGAGATATGTTTACCTTAAGTGTCTGTAAATCGCTTAATAAATGCGGATTAAGAAGCTGTATGAGCTTATCCTGGGCAATATTTAAGTAACGAAGTTTTAACGTATCATTATAAAGATCCCCAGAGGTATCTTCCAGGCGATCTCCTAATACTGTTAGCATGGTTGCTGTTGTCATGGTTTCTCCAGGGTTAACAGCCCCCACCGAATGATGAGGGCTGATGTGTTAGTTTACTGTTAAGCGTAATCGACTGGTGAGTATAGATTTTTCACTACACAATGAGCTTTACGGTTTGTTATAACCATATTACCATAGGTGTGAACCTTCTGTACAAACGTATTACTTTTTGTATCTTCAATCATATCAGATGCAGTGAATTTTGCACCAGAATTGAAGAACATATGCATATAGTTTGTATTTAAGAAGTATATACGACCATCTACGTTAAGATTGTCTCCAGTTGTAGCTTGAGCTGTTACAATATCCTGGTCTGCAACAATATCAATACCACGATAGCTTAATCCAACAAAGCCCATCTTAGCCATACGATCAGACTCAAGACTGCCACGCTTATGTTCACCAAGTTCAGACTCAATAAGATCGAAAATGTACTGAGGACATACGATCAAATCTGGGTTTTCACCAGTCTGAGACTTAGCGTTAGCAATACCACGAGCAAGTACACGCAAAATGTATGTGTTCTTACTTGGATCTTGCATATCTGCTTCAGCTACGTGATCGACATCAGTACCAGAGTCTGCACCATCACCAGTAGCATCTGAAAAGTCAGCGAATCCTAAAACTGGAGAGTTCCAGAAACCACCAGCAGTATACACCCCAGAGCCGTTAGTAGTAATCTGTATACCACCAACAGTTACATCTTGAGAGTTTCCACTTACCTTATCAACAAGATACCCAATAGGATTAAATTTGTCAGTACCTAAAGCTGTAGCAAACAAGTTTTCAGCAACCACTTTTTCAAGTGACTTCTGCAAGTTTGAAACTTTAGCACCAACAATGTTTTTAATTGCCTGGGGGCTGTTCATAAGAAGAGTTTCTTCTTTGGTTAATAGAAAGTGACCAGTAAGCATGGTTGGTTTAAAACTGGCTGTTTGTGCAATATCAGCAATTGCTGGATCATATGCACTACCAAGAGCGTGTTTATCTCCAAACACACTTGCACCACCTTCTGCTGATTCTACTGGCACGACGATTTCACGACCATTAAAGGTCTTTGCTTTACCCTTCAGTATTGCAAGTAATGGATGAGACTTCTTAAAGATGTTATCATACAAAACTGGCATATAATACTGCTGAATAAGGGCACTTAACGATGCGGATCCTGTTCCGCTTACTACGATATTAGACATTTATATGTCTCCCTATTTTTCATTAGTTATTAAAAAAGGAAGCAACATCGATATCTTCATAAGAAGATGCTTTTTGTTTTGCATCTCCTTTCATACCGACATTCTTCTTTATGTTTACAGGAACACTTGGCTTTGGTTTAGGCTCAACAGGCTTAGACTGCATTTTCTCAAAGTTCATAATCTTGTATGCTTCTTCGGGTGTCAATAGTCTGGATGTGTTCTGTTGCTCCTGTACAGCGAAATCAAGCACTTTGTCTACTTCCTCACTACTTAATGAGAATTTTGACTGTAAATCATTTAACGATTTATCTAACTCAACTTCTGCTTGTACATTTGCCAACTGTTCTTGCGTTTCTTGCAGTTGGTCTTGATAGGGATTAGGTAGCTCCTGGTTATCCATCTGTAGGGATTGTGCAAACAATTGCCCCGCTTCTTTACCAAGTTCATCCTCAATGGCTTCCTGTATAGTTTCAGCGAAGTCTTGATTGTCCTTTACCTTATCAATTAGCTGTACCAGTGGCTCAACTGCTCTTCTCTGATCAGATAAGGTTTGAGCTTTTTCCGTATTGGATTTGCTCCAGTCATGTCTGTTCAAAGAATCTTTACGCCATGATTCAATATCATCAATCGAATACCGTGAGCCATCGTCTAATTCATAGACATAATCCTCATCCTGTGAGGACTCTTTTTCGCTAACCGCTTCAGTTTGCCCTGGTTCCGTTTCTGATACTTCTTCTGGTTCAGCTTCTTGTTCTGCTGTTTCAATAGACTCTGTGGTCTCAGCCTGTTCTGTAATCTCTTCCTGGGTGGATTGCTCTTGAGGCTCTTCGCCTAAGAGTTCTCCAGGAATAGAAATATTTCCATAATCGGAATTACCTACGTTTTCCGTTAATTCTGCATTTGTATCTGTAGAAAAGTTTCCTACAGTAATCTGTTCTGATTCTGGGGTGTATTCCACATCTGTGGTTCCCACTACATTCATTTTTGCCATGTTATTTTTCCTTTCAGTTGGTCTTTCGACACTGTGTTTGTTGCAAAAAAAAACCCAATGATCGCCAGAGGTTTTCTGGTGATTCATTGGGCTTCTTGATTAAAGATTGTCCCTATATATTTAGGTTGGTATTATCTCATTTATTTAACTTGATACTTTTATGTTCATTGATGTTGGCTACGCCACCTTCAAAAAAATTAATTTCTATTCTCCCTGTAAACTTTTTGGAGATCTTTGTTTTTAAATATTGCAATAACTTTTCCACTATATTTGGTGCATTTACTTAATAACCCATTTTACTACGATTTTTATTTATATGTTTTTCATCCTGGTCTAATCCGACTCCGTAATCAGTTCTTGGAAGAGCATCTATACTTCTTACATCTTTACCTTTTCTATACTCATCAAAATCATATCCACGAAGTTTATCTCTTATTTTATCCGCTTTACTTGTTTGCGTTTTTGCATCTTTACGCTTCTTTTTTTTCATTAATGCTTCCTTATAGGCTTCTTTGCCTTTCTTTGTATAAGCATATGATTTTCCATTTAGTTTTGGCATTGGTTACTCCTGTTTAAAGTTTAGCGGTCAATTTAAAATTATCCATTAAGCCCTGGATTGCGGAACTTCTTCCATCTCACCTTGACCGCCAACCATATCTGTTACGGTTATAATTCTTTCTTGCATTTCTGGTGGTAACATTTTGAACTCTTCTGTTTCAAGTAGTCCAGGGTTACCCATAATCATTTGTGCAATTGCTTCTTCTGCTCCGCCACCTACGCCTTCTTGCATCGCTTGTTCAATTAACATTGCAAACTCTTCTTGCATCTGTTCAGTCTGTTCTATTTGCTGTTGTGGTGGCATCTGCTGATTACGCACATACCAGTTTTGTATTACTGTTTGCTTGTCTGAAATATTTAGAGCATTAACAACTTCTTCTATGCCGTAGATACCCACTTGATATAGCTCCATTGCACGTTCTTCATTTGCAACTCTACCTTGTGCGTACCTGGATCCAGTCGTAACATCAACATCAAACTCACTATCTCTAAGTGAACTGGCTGTACCAGGATTAAACTTTGGGCTCCCTTCGGGGTTACCATCTGCATCATAGACACCTTGTGGATCAAATTGCGTAAAATCAAATTGTCCTTCAGCATTACGCTCACGAATAGACCGTATTTGTTCATCATAGGTAAGTATCATTTGCACCATGTACTCACCAATTTCTTTTGTAAGCCTGGATACTTCTTTATTAATCTTAAATCGTTGTCTGGTTTGACTTGCTTCCTGGAGAGCTACAATTGCTCTTCCAGAGGTTACACCGCCTGGCTTACGGCCTTGTGTAACATCATTTACGCCTGTTACCGCTTCCATATACTGACCAACCTGGACAATGTAATTCTGTATATAGCCTGGTATCGGTGGTGGTGACTCAAAGGTTACATCACTTGGATCTACAACAGTGATCTCTTCACCTGGTGATCCTGTAATTGGCCTGGACATTGCTCCTTTAGCTCGTTGCGTTACCTTTCTGATCGGAAAACCCATACGCCTTATATTTTCATTTATCGCACTAAATGTTTCATTCATTGCTTTGGTTTGCGTACGTACAAGATCTGTTTCACCAATACCCCAAAAGTTGTGAGGGCTCTTATAATTAGATACCATAAATACTGGCATTCTATATAATTCTAATGGTTCATCAACAATGAGCTTATCACCAACAATAACCGTATGTCTACCATATGGATACTTTTCGGTATCTGCTTCATTGCTATAACACTCGATAACTAACGCTACATCACTGTCACTGGTTGTCGGGTTATCACTTTGTAGTCCGCTGTCATCTGTCTTTTGAAACGCTTTGTAATCATCTAACTTGCCATCTGCACTTGCTTTAATACCGTATTCTCTATGTATCTTGGATATTTCCATTGGCACAGTAAATAAAAAGTATTCACCCGCTTGAAGATCCAGGTCATTAGCATATGGATGGGGTATCACAGAAAAGGGATCAATGACCTGGATATCAAAACCTTTAAACGCTCCAGTCTCACTCACTTCTGGCAGTATTTGAATAAAACCATTACTATAAATCAAGCTGTCTTTAACTGCTTGTAAAATCTTACCGTACAGATCAGACTCTTCTACAATCTGCTGGAATCTCTTTTGCATCATTTCAGCGAAGTATATATCATTCTTTTCTTTTGGCAGTATATCTACCGTAGGTTGAAAGTCATTAATAATTGGTAAAATAGTCTCTACCACAGCTAATGGGAAGTTAAATACCATTCTGGATTGACTCTCTGTACCTTTGGTTGGTGTTGCCCAATGTCTACCGTAATACAAACGCTCATTCTTACGCCATCTATCCGCTTGGTTATCTCTGGCTTTCTTACTGCGATCAAGCCATTTACGTATCTGTGGTATACGTTCAGCTACATCTGCAACCTCATCTAATGCGTTTGGTTGATCTGCTGATGCATAATAGTCCATTCCAGCCATATTAATTAATCCTTATAATTTTTCTTTTTGACTTCATGTGCCTGGTTGGATGTCCTTCGCCTTTTAACCATACACCATCTTTTGTATCACTCATCCACCGATAATTATTTGTTTTTTTAACAAAAGAAGGTCTTTGACCAGATTCAATTGCTGTTTTATAATCATATCCACGACCTTTACCGCCATCAAATGATTTAATACTTTTCTTCATATGCACAATAACATCCTCTGGCTCATTTGGATAACTTTTTCTAAGGTCATTATACCAAGATTTAATTTGAGGATCTGTTCGTGCAATATTTTCCCAATTATTATTAGCCATTATAAATTATCCCACTGCGGTTGAGCATGATCTACATCAACAACAATCTTATCAATAAACTGCTGAGTATCTGTTCTGGTGTCCTTCTTACTTTGACTGGCAACTACCTCATTAACCAGATAACGCAAACTATCAACAGCGTGATCATCTTTTTTCAATGGTTTCTCTGGTTGGTTTAACTCCATACGTGAAGCAGAGGGTTGTTCCCACTGATAATTAACAAGCTCCCTGGATAGATTCTCACAGGACTTGTGTATATAAATCTTATTGTTCTTAAAATACTGCGTAACCTTATCAATACCACCTTGCACATCGTTAAATGCGTTTACCACAGGAATCTTTAGCTGTCTGTAACGGTTACCAATTGTTTCTGGATCATCCTTCTTACCCGCACCAGTAGACGGATCAATAACGTAGGTTTCATATCTACCTTCATTCAAGTATGCCTGGATTGCCCTGGCATGATACTCTACATCTTGCCCAGCTTCGTAATGCTCACGGTACACCCAGATAGTATCATCCTGGTCTACAGCTCCCCATAATATTGCTGTTGGGTTTGTTCTTCCATGATCAATTGCAATAAACCTTCTCCACTCTGGAGCTACGTTAAAATGATGTTTTACATGAATGCTTGGCTCATAGTCTGGATAGATCTGTCCTTCAAACGCATCCCAAGAGCCATACAAATACCTATTAACCCATATTTCATTGTAGTTCTTCATCAAACTATCAATATAACCCTTTGGAAGGTTGTCTATATTTTCTTCGGTCTTTGCATTAAAGATGATATTCCCAGGTACTGGATCATGGATAAAACGATGCCAGATCCAATTGTGCCCAAGTGGGTTACCAGTGATCCAACATTGTGGCTTTTCTACCGCTCTTAAACGCCCTAAAAGCGTAAGAAATACTTCTTCGGATACTTCTTCAGCCTGGTCGATATAAAACCAGCCTAAGTTAATTGATAATAGTTTAGCTGGATCATCTAACGATCTAAATATGATCTCATGGCCATTTAAAAATTTTACTCTGTTTTCTTGCTTTCTGTATTCATAATGAACTTCTGGCAATAGCCCCATTAAATGACATAATTCAAAGAATGTTCTCTGGGTACTATCTCTAAGCTCTGGATAGGTCTGCCTGGCTATCATACCAAGTTGTGGCGGGTTATCTGGGTTTATTACCCGCATAAGAGCTTTGGCAATACCCGCAAATGTCTTACCATTACCAATACCACCAAAAAATGCAATTACTTGTTCATCACATTTTAAAAATAGCTTTTGATTTTCGTTAAAATTAAACTTAGTCATCGCCTAAATTGAATTGTATTACTGGCATTTTAATTTCAGTGTCAATTTGCTGTTTTTCTGTAAACATGGCCAGATGCTTTCCCTGGAGTTCACTGGCTTTTAAACTAATGCTGTACTGCTCAGATCCTTCTGCTAATCCTCGAACTCTTTCAATATCTCCTAATACTTTATCCGCTGTTAGTTTTACTCTTTCGTTACGGTTTTTCATTAATCTTGCTATCTCATCCTGTAGATAAGGTTTAGACAAGTTCTCAGAACCTATTTGTTTTGCTGTTTTTTCGCTGTACCCAGCACGGATACAAGCCTGTGTAGCATTCAAATCAATGATGTATTCTTTACAGAACATTTTTTGCTTATCACTTAAGTTGGATTTGCTACGCATAGGCTACAATAATATCCTCAACATCTACACCAGCCATTAATGCACTTATTGCCATATAAGACCACAGTTCTTCTTTGTTGTCAAAATCTGATATTCTATACGGAAATTCAATGATTATACTTGATCCCATTCGGGTTGTTGTTCTATTTCTGGTTTATTAAAATCCAGGGAGAGAGGGGGCTTGACCATAGTTCCCTTATGGTACACAAAAGCCCCCATTATGAAGGCAATGAGAGTAATAAAGCTCTGAATTATAAAAGTTGTTAGATCCATATTTGGGTAGAATATGGCACAAAACTAACTAATGGTAAATAGTGGATATCATCTTTTTGTAATAAAAATGTAATTTATCTAACAAGTACCGCAATCCTGTCTTTTTTTACCGTAGGTAGGTATCATACCTTTGGGATGCCGTATTATATTATTTTTTGTAATCTCTCTTTCCCAGGTGCGATTGCACTTAGTACATAATTTTATAGAAACATCTGCTCTAAACTTTGATGTTTTATTTACCCAGGCTCTTTCGCCTTTCCTGGTTTTTAATTGTGATGCGTTATACTCTGTTAGCTTACTGTTTATAAAATCTTCAAATACACTACCCATTTGGCCATCCTATGTCTTGCATTACTTTGTTTATGTTGTCTGATTCTGAAGGAGCTTTGGGCTGTGGGTTTTGATTTGCTATCTTTGCTTTATATTCCCAAGCTGGTACAAACTCACCTTCCATGTCGCAGTTATGAAATAGCTGATCTTGAGGTAGTTTTTCTTCTTTACTAACCTTTTTGAATCCGCATTCATAACAGTAATAAACTTTCTCTTTCTGTTCTTTTATTTTTTCAATCGTACTCTGCACAACCAGGTATTGATCAATGCCATTCTCAAAGAAATACCGCATTTGTTTTATTTCGCTGGTCTTGTCTTTTAAAAAACGATCTACACAAAGAAGCACCTTATCAACGCCTATACGCTTACACGCTGAATCAATGTGATGCCGATATCCAGAGTAACTCATTTCGCTTAATCCAAAACGATTATGGGTACGTTTCCAAATATCAAAATAAACAGAAGAAGAGTTTTCTTTCTTTTCTTTCTTTTGTAATTCTTTTAATGGTTCTAATGTATTCTCTGTGTACCGTTCTCGTTTCGTTTGCGTTTCGTTTGACATACCGTCTGGGGTACCGTCTGCGTGTCGCTCACCCTGGTAAGTGTCGTAGTTACAGATACTTAGGTGTGTCGCAACTCGTGTCGTTTGCTGTACCACCATCGTGTCGGTTTTGAGTACAGATATGAAACGCCTAACCTTGCCAGTTGACCACTTCCAACGCTTGGCAAATGTGTTCAAACTACAGCATACTTCACCACGTTTGATTACAACTAACTGCTCTTTCATGTAAACTGAACGATCTTCATGTGATGCCATCATTATTAGATCCATCCATGCTTCAAACTTTGATTTAACTTCTTTGTTATCCCAAAGCCAGTGATCTCTCAGCTTTCGGTGTAGCCTTATCCAGCCACGTTTATCTTTATTCATAGGGGAACTCCATGTATTGATAAAAGAATCTTCTGTTCTTTTTTTGGTTATTTTTACTGGGCTTCAACGCCAGATTAATGCTTGATTCATTGTTGTACGGTACAAAACAGATCCAACCTTTTTTTACATAGTAAACAGCAACAACATCAATAAGATCTTTTTTGACATACTTATGTAGTCTGACTTCTACTGCTGTATCTGTTTTCATATCTGTAATGGTTTTGATTTGTACTCTTATAAATTCTTTTTTTCTTCTTTCAATAATGAGATCTACACCATCATCAATCATTGGTTCATATACATTATAGTCTGGATAGTTTTGTAAAATATGATGCTTTACAAACAGCTCACCGCAATAGCCAATATGTGTAGAGTTTATTTTTTTAGACATCCTGGAAATTCTTATCAAAGTTGTCTATTTCAACACCGTGCAATATGTCTCTAATCTTCTCTGCACCTACGCAGTGATCATATGTAGGGAAGAAATACTGCCACATACCCCCCTTCATATTGATCCAATAACAAAAAGCGATACCAACCTTGCCTGTATTTTTTTGGAACTCAATTATGGCCGTAGACTCACTTAATGGGTGTATCTTCTTTACTTCAAACACCTCTTTAAATGTATTCTTTTCTCTGTCTGGCCTACTAAAATTGTAAGCGATCTGTTCTGCTTTTTCTTTGAGTTTAAGAGCTAATGCTTTTTTCATTTTTCAAATACATCCTTAACATTTTGTATAAAGCGAACATTACTCATAGGCGGGGTTGCCTTCAGCTTTCCAATTAAGTTCATTATTCTGCGTAATTTGACCGCAAAGATTGCATTTGCTTCTAATAGCTCATCATTTTTTCTTTTAAGCTCACTTATTTCTTGTTCGTATTTTTTTCTACTAATTAATGGAAAATTCATTTTTAAACTCCTGGTATGTGAAAATAAATATTGGTGTATGATCTCCAACGTAAGCACCAGTAATATTATAATAAAAATGCTCTAATGCTTCTTCTGTAGTCATACCTTCATCTGTTAATATTTTAATTATTATGTGTATGTCGTACACAAGCCTTTGGTTACCATCTATTCCAATTATAGCCTCATCAAAACCATCTGCCTTCATTGTCTCACCCCATTCACCATACTGATCAATAAACATTTGTAGATTAGTATTCATAAGGATATATCCTTACTATTGTTT